GTTTGCTACATTAGATGTGGCAAGAGCGGGGTCTCCAAGCTTATCCCTAGCTTCAATTGAATAACTTGTTGCTCCAATCGGAGTCACTTGATACTGACCAAAAAGCACAATCCCGCCAACGCTAACTTGTGTTTGAATATCAACAATATCGTATTTATCAACTGTAAAATTTGCATCTATGATTGTTACTGTGCTGCTTCCAGATGTAGTTGAGAAATCAACGGCGACATCTGATGTGACTGTCTGCGGAGTGATATCGATCTCTACTCCGCTATTGATGACCTCAAGTGCCTGCCCACCACCAGCCGCAATCCCCTCCGCGCCAACGGCAAGGTACGAATTGCTGTTGGTGTCCTCCCAAGCCCAGAGGCAGCGCACGATGCTGCCAATCGTGTCGGGGAAAAACTTCGTCCATCCACCGAGCTTCTGAACAAGACCGCCAAGCGTCCGATCAGGGATGAACCTGATCAACTGGCTATTGCTGATAGCAGCCTCGTTGAGGGCGGGAGTCTTGTTCTGATCGACGCCCGGCAGGAGCTTGAAGGATGCGTGTGGCATCTATCACCCCCGTGTCGGACTGGCCGTGACAGCCTGCGACTGCGACGACCAAGCAGCAGCCTCGAACTTCTTGCGGTTCTCCTCTGCCAACGCGCCCTTCAGAAGAACCTGATACTGGCTCTCATAGGTGACAGCCATCTGAGGATCATCGTTGGCGCGGCCAAAGTTTCGCTGATAGCCGGAAATGTAGATCATGCTAGCCATGATCATTAGATCTGGAAGATAGAGACTGATGAATGTCGTAGTATTGGAAGACGACAGGCTGGAAGGACGATAAGTTCCGACGATCTCAACCGTATATGCCGCATCAGGATACGGACCAAGGAGGAACGTATAATCATCAAACGGGCAGAAATACTTTGGCGTCCCCCTGCTTGTGGAAACACCATAAACCGCATCAAGGAATTCCTTGGTGCATGGAAGGAGCGGAACTCGCGTTCCAAGATCAGGATTGCTGGTCCCAGCGGGCGTAATCACATTGATCTGCTCTGGAACGACAAAGGTTCCTGTCGGAACTGCAATCTGCCTGCTTCCGACAGTTGTTCCATAACTTGTGTTTGAAATAGAAGTGAACAGAAAATCAAGATCGCGATAAATCCTGTTTTCCGCATATGTGATCATCTGTGGAAGAATTGTCACAAATTCAGCGTTGGCTTCCTCGACAACTGCCAAGGTTGCGATCTGAGTGACGTACTGCGAGTAGGTAAGTCCGGTCGTCATTGGTGACTCCGTTTCCCCCTCACTTTAACACCTTCACGAAGCTGCGGATAGCTTCGCGTAGGCATCGGCAATCTTAACATCATACCCGTGCTGTGCATAGCCGGGGCCGTTGTAGCCCTTGGCAAAGGTCGCCCAGTCCTTGAATCGGAGCGGGCGGATCAGACCTGCGTTCTTGATGAAAAGACCCATCTGTCGAAGCTGGCTTGTCTCGGATTTGCAAGCTTCGTCAACCATGTCCTCAACAGACTCATGCCCGACCATCTTGAAATTGCTGCCCATGACCTGTCCAAGCCCCCAAGAGGTCGAGAGCAGGGCAGCATGTTCATCGATGGCGCAGGCCCGCATGATCTCGTCGTAGACCGCATCAGAACCCTTGGGATAGGGCTTCATGCCCCATGCCTTGTAGGCAAGACCCTCTTCAACGGCCCGCTTGTGAAGCTCAGGCTTGCTGAAGGTATGCTTGAAGAAGTAGTGCCTCTCGAACAGAGCCTTGGGCCGCCCCTTGGCATCAAATCCCGAGCCAGCGGCTTCGACTGCAATCACAGCCCGAAAAGCAGCAGGCTCGATCTCCAGCATCTTGGCGACGCTGATGATCTCATCAAGCGTTGCCTTCCTTGCCTCACCCTGAAACGAACGCATCACTTCTGATTCCCTGCAAGAAGCTGAGTCTTCTGCTGACTGCTGGAAGACGAGCCAAAGTAGTATGCAATGACCTGCTCTGCCTTCGCACTTACAAATCCAATCAATGTACCTACAGTCGTAGCCATCAGCGGATCTTTCATGCCGTCCACATACCCCATGAGGACAAGAAAGACAGTTGCCATGAAGCCTGCCACGACGACAAAAGCCAGAACGCGCGGCATCCAGTCGCGAACCTGAGTCTCACGACGACGGGCGCTATCTCGATCCGAAGCGGCAATCTTTTCAAGATCGATATCCAGTTCACGCATCTGAACCGCGAAGTCGTTGTCAGCCTTCTTGAGAGCCAGCAACTGATCCGCAGAGGCATTGTTGATTGCCTTGGTTATATCGTCTTTGGACGTACCATCAGGCAGTCCAAGAGCATCAGCGATGACCTTGTATGCCATGCCTCCAATCGGACCGCCGACTGCGGTGGCGAGAGTAGGAGCCACAGCTCCGATGATTTTCATAAAGTCCATGATCAACCTTTCTTGTTCCAGAGATCGAAAAGAGCCTTCACTTTTTCTTCAATTACAAGAACCCTCTGATCGAGTTTAGCGAGAACTATTACAAGCGTGATAAATCCTACAGCAATAGGCCAAAGCTTAAGGACTGACTCAAGCGCATCCATCTTTGGTGACAATCACTTGTCGGCCTTGCTTTCGAGCCGATCAAAGATCTTCTCAAGCATTGCCTTGATCTCCTTGACGCTGTCGGCAAACTCATCCTTGCGAACGTAGCTCTTGGGAAGATCAACCTCGATCTCATGCAGATCGCGTCGCAGTTCCTTCACGGCCTCCCAGATCTGCCGGGAGAACCATCCAATACCGGCAAGGACGATGCCTATGCCGATGTTCATCAGCGACTGCATGTCCATGACACTACGCAACCTTCTCTCCGGGGCTTGCGATGTGATCTTCAATGTACTTCAGGTTCCCCCGAAGTCGAAGGTCATCAGGTGACTTCTCGACGGCAAGTCTTGCCTGCTCAAGCGAGATCTGAGTCATGCCCAACTGCCACGCAGAAACGCTGGCAAGATCATGCGGCCAATGTCCCCAGACATCCGGGTCACAGGTATAGACCAGAGCCTTGTCCTTGATCCGAAGGGCGCGCATGGAGAATGCGAAACACTCTTCCCAGCGGTTCTGGCGGTACATCAGCATGGCAAGTTCGCACCAAGGCTCCCTTGTGTCTGGAGCCTCTGCCGCTGCCCTGACGTACCAATGCTCTGCCTGCTTCTGGTCACCAATCTCGCTGTGTGCCTTGCCAAGGAGGCGCATGGCATAGCAACGCTCATTCGGCCACGTTGCGCCGGGCAGGTCTAGGTACTTGTGCAGGGCAGTAATAGCCTCGTCCCAGCGAGCGTGAAACGTCAGTTCCCGCGCATAGTAGAACCCGTTGCGAGGGCAATCCGGGTCTTCCTTGACCGATAGGGACAGGAGATCGAGATACTGTCCACGGCTCTTTGTCGGATCTGGGTGATGACTGACGAGGAGCTTCTCGGTCTGCGCCCACATTTCCTTGATGCGACCATCTGGCACAGGATACTCATGGCACGGGTGATGCCACATGTACCCATGACGAGCGTGGATCTTCTCGTACAGGAACTTGATCCCGCAGCCCCAGTCGAACATGTACCGTAGGCGAGTAGTCTCACCGAGCTTCCAGAGACGCTCGATCTCGTCTCGCCAACCCGGCTCCATGACCTCGTCTATGTCTAGGCTGATGCAGACATCGATATCGCGGGGGATCAGAGCCAGAGCGGCATTCCGCGCCAGATCGAATCGCCAAGGAGTGATGCAGATGTCATGGACCATGAGGTTGGCCTTGGCATCGATGGAGTTTTCCCTCCAGCGACGAGCCTCGCCAGCCGTATCATCCGTGCTTCCAGTATCGGCAATCAGGATCAGGTCGGCATCCTTGGCCGACTCGCAAAAGCGAGATACGAACTGCTGCTCGTTCTTGCTGATTGCGTAGACGCAAATCTTCATGTTTGCGGCGTCTCTTGGCTAGGAGAGGAAACGGGCGGAATGGACTGCCTGAGAGTTGCGATCTGCGACTCTATGCTGGCAAGCCAAGTCTTTCCCTCTTCAGTAAGAACCGCTTCCCTAAGCCTGCGAGGGGTAACGAGTGCCTCTAGGTTCCTGATCTCATCAAGAGCAGTCGGGACATATGGGGTTGGTTCTGGAGCAGGATCTTCCGGTAGTTCAATTGCTCCAAATTCCACTCGCTCCTCAACAGTCATGGATCGTATCCAATTGGATGGATACTGGATATCATCCATGACGAACGACTGGTCGATGCGGACGGTCTGGCCGTCGGGGAGAGAGAACTTCATCGGGCCCTCGCATACTTAAAGGGGTTTTCGGCGAATGCGGCGAAGACGTAGGTGGTGCCGCTACCGTTCTTTTCCGTGTCCGTGTTTCGGAGCTTGAACCCGTTGGACAGGAAATCGACATATTGAAACGACGAAACAGCCTCCGCATCGGCGCTATTCGGCTTTAGCCTTGCGTCAACCACGTTGTACGGATTGCGTGCAGAATCCTGCACCGACCAGTTCTCTGTGCCCGTGCTCTTTATGAGGACGTACCGAGGCCGGAACCCGCACCACACGAACGGCCCGTCCGTCGAGCCGTTGCCGGTGTAGCTGCCGAACAGCGAGAAGCCATCGATGCTGGTCCAGAGGTAGGCGATGATATTGTTTGTGCCACTGCCGTTTGCGCTTATATCGGTTCCGAGTGAAAACACGCTGCTGGTCGGAGCCGTGTTGTTGAACACGGTGCTGTCGGATATGAACGCCGCCGTCGATTGAAGCTGCAAGAAACCCGTAGCCGGAGAAGCGTTCTGATTTCGGTGGTAAACGATCCACCCGTTCGCGGTGTTCCGGTTCTTGAAAATCATAAAATGTGGAACCGCACCCAGACCATGCGAAACAGTGCGATTGGTAGCGTTGCCGGAGAAAACAAAACTGTCGAAGCCCGGCGTCGTGCCCTCCTTCCACGCCCAGTCAACATAGGTGGCGGTGTTGGTGTTGAGTTGAGCCAACGCACCGACCGTGTAGCCGTTGCTGCTGAACGCCGTGAGTCCGGTGGTCTCTGTCGTCTCGGCGGCGGCTTGGTTGCTCTCAAGCTGCTTCTGGACGCCACGGGCCGAATCGTAGAGGCCGTGGTCCGTAGCTGCGCTGCGGCTCTTGATCCACACCAGATCCGGCTGGAACCCGAGAGAGGACACCGAAGCCGTCGCACCCGTTCCCGTGCGAAGCGTCGCGTCCATGTAGAGGCTGCCCTTCTTGATGGAGGGCGTCGGGAGGTTGGCGGTGTTCAGCGCTTTGAAGCCGGTGGGCGGCGTGTAGGCGAAGGCGCGCTGGCCGAAGTTGAAGGCGTACTTGCCGCCCGCGTTTGTCGTGCCGCCCACACCCATAGCTGGCAAAACTGTGTTTCCAGCCAGATTGG